AACTAACTAACTGCAATGGTCCGGACCCCTCACTATATGCGACGACGTGTCGCATTGGGGTCCGGGGCCCAGGCCGATCACCCACCCGTAGTGGTCAGCCATGAGTTTTGTCCCGAGGAAGACGTGAGTATTCACGACTTGTCCGGGCATCTCAGGGTCACAACTGAACGCACCTATCATTTGGAAGTCCCGTGCGAACAGACTTTCGAGTGTCCCAAGCGCTTTACTGTGATGAATAATCCGCTTAACCAGTGCGGGCCTCTGCTTTCTGAGCAGGTGCCTGTTGTGACTGGTTCTGATTACGATTCCTTTATGGCTGCTTTTAATAAAAGGTGCAATACGCATCATCTCGATGACCTTGAAGATGCTGAGTTCTCTGCCGCCTATGACCTGCTTGATTCGTTGGATTCCCCTCTTTTCGAGGAGTGGGATGAAAACGAATTAGATAGGTCAAGGTGGATGCAAAAATTCGATTCACACAAGCGTGAACGAATGGCGGATGCTATGCATACCGTTTCTGATTGCAGTTTTAAATACGTGGGCACCAAGGACCTTTCTGTTAAACAGGAAGTCCTCCTCAAACGCAATGATCCTACCTGGGCACCCCGGGTTATCTTTGCGGGAAATGATGCTTTCAATGCCATCACTGGTCCTGCCATGATGGTTGCTATGGAGCGACTTGAGGTCCTCCTCGCCCACGGCCCAATCGGCGACGTTACTTATTGCACTGCTTACAAGAAGAACGACGTCACCCTCGCCCGCTTCATCACTGAAGACCCTACTTTGCAACATACTGTCGAGGGGGATTATAGTGCGAATGACAAGCACCAACGTAGGAGGGTCCACCTTCTATTCGACAAGTATTTGCTTGTGATACGCATGCCTCCTTGGCTCCGGCTACTCCTTCGGGAGCTCAATAGCTTTCAAGTTCAGAGTCGGGCCTTCGGTCTCCAGGCCAAATTGGAGAATCAGCTACCCACCGGCACAACGTCCACGACGGTACGTAACACTGTGTATAATATACTTATGTTCTCCGTTTCCGTCGCTGAGCAAAAGAACACTGGGCGTGCCCTTGTTCTAGGTGACGACCTTTTGGGCCGTCTCCGCAAAACTCTCGACCTCAATTTGTGGACTGCGTGTGTCTCACGATTTCGGATGGTCTTAAAGGCCAAGGCTCCTCGGCTTAACGGGGAGGCCACGTTTCTGTCTAAGAGGATCTTTGCCGATCAAGAAATTCCTTGCATGGTGCCCTTGCTTGGCAAGGC